CTTAGATCCTCTGGGCATCAGTTATACATAGTATGATAGTAGTAAGTATTTAGATGGCAAGTATAGGAGGGGAACCAGAACCCAAACCCATCAAGACATCACTGATCAAAAGTCGTATCCTTAATGTTGCGACCCCTAATAATTACTTGGTTAAATTTACTCCACCATTAGCTGTGAAGACGTTTATGGAGAAGAGGGGTCTTAACCCTGACTTGATGAGAGAGGAAATTGAACTCAGATGTATCCTTACAACAACTCCTGGAACATCGTTTCTTACTCACTCAGTAAGTGCTGACTATCATGGTGTGGTGGAAGAGATACCTTATAGAAGAGCATATGAAAATGAAATTGGTATGACCTTTATTGTAGATAATAATTATGATACCGTTTCATTCTTTGAAGCATGGGTTGATTATATGAGTGGTGTTGGTCCTGTTAAACCTAGAGATGCATATAAGAAATTTTCTTACGTTAATTACAGGATGAATTATTATGGTGGTTTAAATGGATATAAGTGTGATAAATTATTCATCACCAAATTTGAAAGAGACAATACAGGATTTGAACCAATTAAAGAGTCAAGAGATAATAAAAAATCAATGACATACACATTGATCAATGCATATCCTAAACAAATAAATAGTATGGACCTAGCATATGGTCCAGCTGATGAGTTCTTAAGACTCGCAGTAACCTTTGGTTACTCTCGTTATGTAAGAGAAAGAACCGCACTGAAGGATTTAGAAGAATGAAATCGTTTTATCAATTCCAAGAAGACGCATCTTCTCAAGCACAGTCTGCTGTCAGTGCTTCTGGATCTTTTAAGGGTGGTAGTGATTATAGACCAGGTGGAACCGATCAGTCATTTAAAAAGAGACCTAGCACTGGTTTAGGTAGAGTTGCTGGTGCTGTGACAGGTGCTGTGGGTCGTGCTATTAAAGATAGAATGGGAAGACCAAGACCCGAGAAACCACAGAAGCCAGAAGGTTCAGGTCCCACCCCTACAGATGGACCAGGAAAAAGACCTGACAGAGCAGCAAATACATATCGTCAGAAGGCAGCAGCTAAACAACAGAGACAACTACCTCCAGGTAGGGAACAAAAGGCTTTACCACCAGCTAGAGAGAAATCAATGGTTGCTAAGAGAACTGCAGCAGCCAAACAACCACCTCAACACAAACAGATCTCTGCACGTCCAGCATCGACTGCCATGGCAGGTAGTAGACAGAAAGCCATTGGACCAGCAAAAAATAATCTCTCTAGAGACAATCAGGGAGTTCAGAAGGTCAACGTAAAGGTAGAACCACAGAAGGCATTACCACCAGGTGAAGGGAAGCCAACGATGTCAGGTGGTGCCAGACCTAGGATTGCACCTAAACCACAGAAAGCATTACCTCCAACCCGTGGATGAAGAACAACAGCAGTATCTAACCAGCACCATCAATCGTTTTGAAGACGATGAGGAAGTCAATCGTATCAAAGCATTGAGAGATGAAGATGATATGATGCTTGAACTTATTGATAAGATGCAGACTGATGTTGAGGTAATCCCTACTGTCGGTCAATACTTTACTTTTATCTACAAGGCTAAGACACCTAGGGTTGAGTATGATAGGTTCCCTCTAGTCGCAGTGACCAGTATATATCGATGGGGTTTCAGTGGTATCAACTTCCACTGGGGTAGAAGTAGGAACTATACCTGGCCTGAAGTTCAGAGTAGTCTCTACAGAGTTTATCCTATGGAACTCAAAACATTGAGAGCCATTCCATATCAAAATTTCACGATAAATAACTAAAAACAATAATGTCAAACGTTGCAACCGTATCAATTTGGAATGGAATGCCGGTTAAAAGCTTCACCGACATGAAGACTGGTGAGATGAAGTTGTTTGTTGATGCACTCCTTATTGATGCAGGTGACGTACTTGCAACATCCACTCCCAGTAATGGTTCTGCAACATGGACTATCAATAACCTGTCTAGATTTTTACAGGTATATAATAGTTTTCAAAAGAAGAACAATAAACCAGAATTATCAGAAAAAGATTTCAAGAAGGTATGGAATACAACGGGCACTAAAGCATTCAATAATATAAGAGGAACACAACTCAACAATTCAAATAATTACTTCAATAAAGGTATTGCTCCTAATGAACAGGAGCAATTGCAAAAACAACACTTTAAAAATAAAATTCCCGCTGTAATAGATCCTGTTACTAAAATCAAAGTAAATCTTGATGGTTCGGTTCCATCCCAACAAAATACTGGTCAACAATTACCTGGTGGTGGAAATGGTGGTGGTGACGGAGATGATGATGGTAATAGCCTTCCGACACTAGGGGATGGTGAAACTAATAATTTAATTGGAGAAACTGAAGAACTGGACAGGACAAGAAGAGAGCTTGAAGCTAATGAGGCAGGTATTAGGCGAGGGGGTGGTAAAAATGTGACTTATAGGTATCCACTTGATGAACCTGGTGGTCCATTTGAATATGATTACATTAGTATCACAGCTCATGATTATGTAGCTTCAGGTCTTAATGTTGGTGGCACTTCAAAAGGTAAAGAGGGAGATTACTACTCGGCTGATAAAAATTTAGGTCAAGCATATGAACAGGTGATATTTCCAATGCAACCTCAGCTCAGTGAAACAAACGCAGTTAATTGGTCAGACGATCAACTCAATCCCATTCAAGCTGCGTTAGGTCAGGCTGCATTTGGTATAATCAATAAAGCTAAATTTACCGACCCCGAGACAACGATAAAAAATATAAAAAGTCAGTTTGGAGATTTGGTGGATAAAGCATCTAATTTCTTGAAAGATGATAATACAAGACAGGCGGTTGCTGCATATTTTGCTGGTCAAGCTGTTGGCGCGAACGTTCAAGGAAGATTGACAGGTACGGTAGTTAATCCGAACCTTGAATTACTTTTTAATGGTCCTAACTTAAGGACATTTAATTTTAACTTTAGACTCACTCCTAGAACACCACAAGAATCAGAAGTAATCAGAAAAATTATCTTTGCATTCAAGAGAAATATGGCTGCACAGAGATCAAAAACTGGTCTATATCTCAGATCACCAAGAATCTTTCAGTTAAAATACATTTACAAAAATGGGGGTCAACACCCATATCTAAATAAGTTCAAGCCTTGTGCTATGTCCAACTTTACGGTAAATTATACACCTGATGGATCATACGCAACATTTGAAGAGACAGGCTCATTGACTGCATATGATCTGAATATGTCTTTTAGTGAGATCATGCCTATCTATTCCAATGATAATGAGTACACCGAAAATCCACAGGACATGGGATTCTAATGGCAGAAAAATACTTCAGAAATATACCTGACTTTGATTATGTCAACAGGACCAAGAATGGTCAGAATATTTCTGATTATACACAGGTCAAGAACATCTTCAAGAGGGGAAAACTTAGAGAAGATATCTTTGGGGATCTTACATTCTTCACTAAGTATCAAATCAAGGGTGACATGAGACCTGATGAGGTGGCGTATGAGGTGTACGAAGATGAGAATCTTGATTGGGTGGTGATGTTATCCAATAACATTGTCAACCTGGCTACAGAGTGGCCATGGACTCAGGAAGCATTCGACAACTATCTGAATAATAAGTATGGGTCAACTGAAAAAATTTACGAGACAAGACACCATGAAACAAACTTGATTCAGGATAGTGATAAGAGGACCATTGTTCCTGCGGGTCTTATTGTCCCTAGTGATTATAGTTTGACATTCTTCGATGAAGGGTTGAATCAGATGATAACAAGATCATCTGTTTTCCCTGTCTCAAACTACACGTATGAACTTAGAATTCAAGACGCAAAGAGAAATATCTTTTTATTGAAACCAATCTATGTTGGTCTGGTTATCGAAGATCAACAGGAGTTCATGCCGTATACACCTGGATCGAGTCAGTATGTCTCTGATAGATTGGTAAGAGGAGAGAACATAAGACTTTATAATTAAGCCTTATAGACAAAAAAATACCCCGGAAAATTTTTCCGAGGTATTTGAAATTAAAGAGCGACTTTTATATCAGGACTCAGCAAGCTTACTGAAGTAACTCATCGGGTCGTCTTCATCATCTCCTTTACTGACAGTAATATCAGGAGCGTTGAAGTCATCACTTGCTTTTGAAGACTGATACGAGTCTTCGAGCTTCTTAGTGATCTCTTCTTCACTGATGGTCTTACGTTCTGTTGCTGCGTAGTTATCATACTCAGTCTCTTCCTCTACGGTTGATCTACGGGTGGAATTTTTTCCAAGAACATAATCAAGACGCTTCTTCAGTTCATCATAGGATTTGAACTGATCGGGTGCTGTGAATGCAGTAAGTGAATACTGCTTCTTCCAGATAGCTTCCATAGCATCGTCGTCATCCAAAAGTGGAGACACACTATCAAACTCTGAACTGTCATAGTTCCAGTAACCCTGGACCTTCTTCAGTTTCAGTTTAAAGTTTGCACCCTGCCAGAAGTCAAAGGGATTGATCGGAGTCTCATCCTCAAACTCAGGTTGCATTGCTTCCATGATCTTGTCAAAGATCTTCTTACCGAACTTGTACAAGAAGACCTTACCCTCGTTCTGAGGATTGGCTTTGTCTTGTACAACGTAGATGTTTGCGTAGAAGGAAAGTTTACGCTTCTGTTTACGACATGTCTCCTTGTCTGCTTCACTACCACTGTTCCACAGTTCACGGTTCAGTTCACCGATAGGATCCTTACCACCAATAGTGGTCAGGGAGTTCTCGATGTACCAACCACCAGGACCCTGGAAGGCGTGGGAGAACAGTTTTACCCAAGGGAGATCTTCACCCTCAGGAGCAGGAAGGAAACGAATAACGGCATAACCGTTACCTGACTTATCCATTTC